AGTCGGACGCTGCCGAGCTGAAGCCTGAGTGGACGGACGCTGGCACGACCTACACGGCGCTGAAGGTCAACGCGACCAACACGGCGTCTGCCGCCGACAGCCTGTTGCTCGATCTACAAGCCAGCGGTTCGCCGGTAGTCAGCGTTGGCAAGGCTGGCGACATCAGCACGGTGTCGTTCCAGCAGTTCGCGGACATGACCCCGCCTGCGACGCCGAGTGCTGACACCTGTCGTGTCTACGCCAAGGACAACGGCTCTGGCCTGACGCAGCTCGTTGTGCTGATGCCCGACGGGATCGAGACCGTGCTGGCAACGGAGACCTGACCATGAAGCCAGTCGTCCTCACCGAACAACAGGCGCTGATCGTCATGCGCCTACTGGATGCGGCGGTCCGAGCCGGTGGCTTGGAAGCGGCTGCCCTTGCGCTGCCGGTTGCCAAAGAGATCGAGAACCAGTTGACGAACAAGGAAGAAGCTAATGGCTAAGCCAACGTATACCCAGGTGCCACACACCAACCCGGCGACCAAGGCAGAAGCCATCACCGGAACGGACACCTACCCGATCCCGACGCGGGCGATCTACGTCGGAGCCAGCGGCACCCTGACGGTCACCATGGCTGGCGACTCGGCCACAACGACCTTTGAGGTTGTTGCTGGCTCCGTGCTGCCGCTGTCCGTAATCGAAGTCACCGCCGCTCCGGCCAACTGCGTCGCCCTCTGGTGACCCCATGAATCTCAGCATCGGACTCAGCCTTACCCGGCCAAGCAACCCACTTGGCGCACCCGCCTTCAGCCCGGCGTCCCTGTTTGCGTCCGGCGAAGAAGGCGCATGGTATGACCCGTCCGATCTGTCGACCGTCTGGCAAGATGCAGCCGGAACGACCCCAGCGACCGCCGGAGACCCTGTCGGCAGGATCGACGACAAGTCCGGCAACGGCAACCACGCAACCCAGTCGACCCCGACGGCGCGGCCTACGCTAAGCGCCCGGGTCAACCTGATCACGTATTCGGAGCAACTAAACAACGGCGACTGGTTGAAATATGCCGTCGCAGTATCCGCAGACGCTGGGGTTGCTCCGGACTCCACGACTACGGCTGACCTGCTGTATGCCACATCGACGGGTTCACTCCGTTCCTTGTATCGTGGTGGATTGCCATCTGTAAGCAAGCGGCACCGCTATTACGCCAAAGCATCCGGAAAGGATTGGTTCTGCATTTTGACAGAGACCACGGCAGCCGGTGGAGTCTGGTTTGATGTCGCAAACGGTGTGCTAGGCACCGTGTCGGCTGGATGGACTGCATCAATCGAATCTGCCGGAAACGGCTGGTATGTCTGCACGGCGACTAGCACATCATCTTTTAGTCAATACACTGCCATCGGGCCGGTGGACGCCGACAACTCAACCACGGTCACGGCCAGCGGCACCGACGGGATCTTGGTCTGGGGGGCTGATGTCCGCACGGCATCGACTTCATCTGCACTACCTGCATACCAGCAGATCACCGACGCAGCCACGTATGACACCGTTGGCTTCCTGTATTACCTAGACTTCGATGGTAGCGACGACTGGCTCCGAACAACCTTCAGCGCCAATCAAGCGCAGCCAAACACGATTGCCGCAGCGTTCAAGTTTGACCAAGGATCGCGCAACGAGTTCGTCGTCGATGGCGTAAGCACAGACAGGAACGCGATCTACAAGACCACCACGGATTTACAGCTCTTTGCTGGGTCCTCGATTACCGATCCGTCTGCTGCGGGCACCACAGAGCTGGTGGCCCTTGGTCACCTGAACACAACCTCGTCAGAGCTTCGCGTTGACGGCTCACAGGTCGTGACGGGCGATGTCGGGTCGAACCAATGGGGAGGAATCACGCTGGGTGCAGACAGCAGCGACACACTCTGGCTTGACGGTCGCATCTACGGCTTCGTCGGCGTCAACCGAACGCTGACCGCTGGTGAGATCGACGACGTCGAATCCTATCTGGCCGCCAAGTCGGGAGTCACGCTATGACCGACGTCTTCCGCACCATGATCGTCCCGGCGGCTGAGGTCGCCCTCGCTCAACAGATCGCCACGATCTTCTCGCCTGCTGGTGGCCCGAACATGTGGACGACCCCGCTGTCGGCTGACGGACAGGACCCAGCCACGTCCTACGTTTCGACCGGCTGGATCGGCCCCGAATGGGAAGTGCTAATGCCGCTCCAAACCTGGGAAGAGGTCGACGGCGTCTGGACGCAGACTGACGCCTACCCGGGCGACGCGGTGCAGCTCCTTGCTGCGATCCAGCAGGCTGACCCGGACACGACCATCACGCTGCCGCAGCTCGTTGGTCTGTTCGCGACGTGCGACGTCACGATGCAGGACCCCTGGGTGGCCTTCCAGCGCCTTGGCCTTCAGATCGTGCAAGTCGAAGAGGTCTTGCCTGCGTGAGCGACTACGACCCAACGGACCTGAAGGCGCAAGAGCGCGTCGCCGAAGACAAGGCGCTGCGCGATCGGCTGTCGCGTGAGAACGAGGAGGCTGACGTCAAGTGGCTGATGTCGTCCAAGCGCGGCCGTCGCATCCTTTGGCGGATCTTGGAGCACTCAGGTGTGTTCCGCCTTTCGTTCAACACCAACGCCATGCAGATGGCCTTCTCTGAAGGCAATCGCAACCTTGGCAACCGATACCTGACTTTGATTCACGCCATGTGCCCGGAGCAGTATCCGGCCATGGTGAAAGAGAACACAGATGATGACCGAAACACTGATGACCGCTGACGACGCAGACACCAACCAGTCGGCAGCCGATTCGACTCTGCTTGCTTCGCAGGATGCGGAGCAGGCTGTCCAGCAGGAGTCTCCTGAGGCTCCGGTGCAGTCCGAGACGGCGGAGACCGCTCAGGCTGAAGAGTCCACGGAACAGGTTCCCGAAACCAAGCAAGCTCCGGAGAAGTATGAGTTCCAGTCCCCAGAGGGTCAGGAATTCGACACGGACGTGCTTGGTGCATACGAGGACGTGGCCCGCGAACTCGACCTGTCTCAGGAGGCCGCGCAGAAGATCCTCGACAAGGTGGCCCCTGCTCTCGCCGAGCAGCAGACCAAGCATGTCGAGGTTGTCACGAAGCAATGGCGTGAGTCGTCGATGTCGGACTCGGAGTTCGGCGGAGACAAGATGAACGAGAACCTTGCCGTCGCGAAGAAGGCACTGGACTCGTTCGGCACTCCGGAGCTGCGCGACCTTCTGGAAAAGTCCGGACTTGGTAATCACCCGGAGGTCATCCGGATGCTTTACCGGACCGGCAAGGCAATCAGCGAGGACGCATTCGTCGCCGGAGGAAACTCGGAGAGTCGCAAGCCTGCTCCGACGGACTTCGCTGGCTACGCATCCGCGCTGTATTCCAACCACCCCAACTGACTAGGAGTCTGAAATGGCTGCAACGGCCCACCCAACCACCAACCTCACGCTGCTCGACTGGGCAAAGCGTGTTGACCCCGATGGCCGCGTCCCGGTCGTCGCCGAGCTGCTCTCTCAGAGCAATGAGATCCTGTCTGACTGCGTGATGAAGGAAGGCAACCTGCCGACCGGTGATCGCGTCGTCATCCGCACGGGTCTTCCGACTGTCTACTGGCGCGCTCTCAACCAGGGTATCCCGTCCAGCAAGTCCACGACCGCGCAGGTCGATGAGGCGTGCAGCATCCTGGAAGCGCGTTCCGAGGTCGACAAGGACCTTGCGATGCTCAACGGGAACACGGCTCAGTTCCGTCTGTCTGAGGACACCGCTTTCCTGGAAGCGATGAACCAGACGATGGCCGAGACGATGTTCTACGGCAACCCCGCGAACGACCCCAAGGAGTTCCTCGGTCTGTCGTATCGCTACAGCAAGCTGACCGGCGCTGACAACAGCACGAACGTGCTGAATGGCGGTGGCACCGACGCAGGCGAGAACTCGTCGATCTACCTCGTCGTCTGGGGCGATCAGACGGTCTACTGCCCCTTCCCGAAGGGGTCGAAGGCTGGCCTGATGCACGAAGACCTCGGCGAGCAGACCGTCTACAGCGGTGACAATCGCCTTCAGGCTCTCGTCACGCGCTACCAGTGGAAGAACGGCCTCGTCGTCAAGGACTGGCGCTACGTCGTCCGCATCGCGAACATCGACACGGCAGACGCCCTGGATCAGACGGGCGCTCAGGAGCTGGTGGACGCGACCAACATCCTGCGCCTGATGACCCGAGCGACCTACAAGATCCCGAACCTGGGTGTCGGTCGTCCGGCCTTCTACATGAACCGGTCGATCCACTCGGCCCTGTCCGTCATGGCGATGGACAAGACGCAGGGCGTTCTGAAGATCGAACAGGGTCTCACCCAGTTCGGCACCGCTCAGAGCTACCTCTCGTTCCTGGGTATTCCGATTCGTCGGGTCGATGCCCTCCTCACCACCGAAGACGCCATCACGTGATCCCTCAGGGACAAGGAGACCAAACATGATTACTGACGCACTTCTTCGGCTGTCTAACGCCGAGGGCCCCTTCACGGCGACGACTGTTCTGGACAAGACTGTCGACCTCAGCGTCGCCACTGACATCGGCCAGGGCCGGGAGTTCTATGTCATCTTCACTGTCAACACCGCCTTTGTTGGGGCCTCCCCGAACAAGGTCAGCTTTGAGGTGGTGACCGGAACTGACGAGGCGATCACCGCTGGCGTTGAAGTCCTGATTTCCAGCCCGCAGTATGTGGCTGAGACCGTGGTCAAGGGAACGCAGATTGTGCTGAAGGTCCCGCCGATTCTCGGTGGCAAGCACCCTCGCTTCCTTGGCGCCCGTGTCGTGGAAGATGGGACGATCAGCGGTGGCGCAGTCACGACTGACATCGTGCTCGACATCCAGGACGGCAAGACGTTCTACAAGTCCGGCTTCGAAGCCTGACCTGATCCATGGCTAAGTTCCTTGTTGAAGAGCGTTGTCTGGTCGACGGCTTGATCCGTCGGCCGGGCGAGGTCGTCGAATACGACGGTGAGCCTCGTCACTACCTGACCCCAGTCGATCCGCCCAAGCCCGTGGCTGAAGCGCCGACTGCTGTCGCGCCGCC